GGAAAATACAACTAGATAAAAATCGTAATACAAAAAGAGATCCAATAACAGGTAGATTTTTAAAACAAAATGTTCAAACCAAAGAAAAATGAAGAAGTATTTATAGATCCTATAGTTCTCTTTGATCGTGAGGAGCCTGAACGTCGTCTATACTTAGCTGTTATTCTCCAGGCTTTATTAGATGCTAGTAATGTTTCTAATATTGTAACAAAGGATAAGGCAAAGGCATGGTTCTTTTGTAGTGTTGGTGTTACATGTGATAACTTTGAATTTATATGTGACAATGCTAATCTAGATGCCAGTGCTGTTAGAGGATTTGCTTATGAAGTTATTAATTCAGAACAGAAATCAAATTTTCGATATAGAATTTATCAAATATTATCAGATAACAATTAGGAAAGGAATAGAATGTCAATCAGGGATTATCAAGTAGGTGGTGATCATTACAAGAAGCTGCATATTCAACCAGTTGAATATATTTATGCCAATGAACTTGACTTTCTTGAAGGTAATATTGTAAAGTATGTGACCAGACATAGGACAAAAGGAGAAGGTGCAAAGGATATCCAAAAGGTAATCCACTATGCACAAATGATATTGGAACTTAGATACGGGGAGAAGATGGATGCACCTACCAACTGAATATCAATCGTTTATATATCTGTCTCGTTATTCCAGATGGCTGGAAGAAGAGGGACGTAGAGAAACCTGGGATGAAACTGTCAACAGACTAATAGTTTTCTTTCGTAATCATGTGGAAAATAATCTTGGAGTCAAGGATCAACTTGATGATAAAGATTGGAACATGATCAGGAACTCTATCTTATCTCTTGAGGTGATGCCCAGCATGAGATCATTAATGACTGCTGGACCAGCCTTGGAACGAGAGAACATAGCTGGATATAATTGTTCTTATATACCAGTGGACAATCCTAAATCCTTTGATGAGATACTTTATATTCTTATGAATGGTACAGGAGTAGGCTTCTCCGTGGAAAGACAATATATTAATGATCTTCCCACCATACCAGACATAGAGTTTGAGAGAACAGATGATGTAATAAGTATAGCCGATTCCAAAGAGGGATGGGCCAGAGCCTTTAAAGATTTAATATCATACCTTTATACGAATCGTATTCCCAAGATAGACGTAAGTAAAGTACGTCCTGCCGGATCAAGATTAAAAACCTTTGGTGGTAGAGCCAGTGGACCACAACCTTTAGTAGACTTATTCGACTTTACCATACGTAAGTTTGAAGAATCCAGAGGCAGGAAATTAAGTTCGATTGAATGCCATGATATTGTCTGCAAGATTGGGGAGGTTGTAGTTGTAGGTGGTGTACGTAGATCAGCTTTAATATCTTTGTCCAACCTATCAGATTCTCGTATGAGAATGGCTAAGTCTGGTGCATGGTCCTTTACCAATCCAGAAAGAGCCTTGGCTAATAACTCTGCTGTATATACAGATCGTCCTGATACTGGTATCTTTATGAATGAGTGGCAATCTCTATATGAAAGTAAGAGTGGTGAACGTGGTATCTTTAATCGTAGGTCTGCTCAAAACAAAGCAGCACAGAATGGCCGTAGGATATCCGACATTAACTTTGGAACCAATCCCTGTTCAGAGATTATCCTACGACCCAATCAATTCTGTAACTTAACTGAAGTTGTATGCAGACCAGCAGATGATAAGAATATTCTGGCACGTAAGATACGTGTGGCTACATTACTTGGTACTATTCAATCCACCCTTACCAGCTTTGGATATCTAAGAAAGAGATGGCTGGATAATACGGCAGAGGAACGTTTACTTGGTGTGTCTCTTACCGGGATAATGGATTGTAAACTCCTGAACTTCTCTCCACTTACTCTTGATTATTCTGCACAAATTACCTACCTATCTGATACATTAAATTACCTTCGTAACGTAGCTGTTACGACCAATAAGAAATGGAGTGAGAAGCTAGGTATTAATCAATCAACTGCCATAACTTGTGTCAAACCTTCAGGAACTGTATCTCAGTTAGTTGATAGTGCCAGTGGAATACATACAAGACATGCTCCTTATTATATTCGTACTGTCAGAGCAGATGTTAAAGATCCTATTACTATCTTCATGAAAGAACATGGCATTCCCAATGAGCCTGATCTTATGAGTCCCGAACATACAACGGTCTTTTCCTTTCCTATTAAAGCAAATACCAATTCTAAATTTAGGAATGATCTGAATGCCATACAGCAGCTTGAGATATGGAAGACCTATGCTGAACATTGGTGTGAGCATAAGCCAAGTGTCACCGTATCCGTTAAGGAAAATGAATGGGTGGAGGTGGGAGCTTGGTGTTGGAAGAACTTCGATCATCTATCGGGAGTATCCTTCCTTCCTTATTCAGATCATACTTATAAACAAGCTCCCTATCAGGAGATATCAAAGGAAGAATATGTAAGAGTTAAAAAGACCATGCCCAAGAAGACTATTGATTGGTCCCAGTTGAAGGACTTTGAAGAGGAAGATAATACCACAGGATCACAAGAGCTTGCTTGCACTGGAGGTGTCTGTGAACTTGTTGATCTAACGTAAAAAGTTCTTGACATATAACTATTTGTATGAAACAATACAATCGGAATGCCATAATGGGTTCCAAAACAAAGGAGAAATGATATGATTACTTTTAATTCTGATACTTGGCCCAGATTTGCTATAGGTTACGACAGACTTCTGGATCATGTACTAAACCATACAGCACCAGCAGGTGGTGATGGTGGTGGATACCCTCCCTATGATATCGTTAAGTCTGGTGAGGAAACATACTGCATAGAGATGGCTCTTGCAGGATTCACCAAAGATGAGATTAAGGTTGAGGTTAAAGAAAATAACTTAACCATAGAGGGAGATCTAAATGGTAGACATGATAACTCTGACTATGTTCATAAGGGAATTGCTAGACGAGCATTCCAAAGGAAGTTTATACTCAACGACACAATTGAAGTCGAAGGAGCTGAACTGACTGATGGAGTTCTTCACATTAACTTAAAGCAAGATATCCCTGAAGAGCAAAGACCAAAGTTAATAACAATCAACTAAGGAGACTTTATGAATACAGTCTATATTGGCTACGATCCCAAAGAAGATATGGCCTATCAAGTATTAAAGTTCTCACTGGAACGTATTGCATCCAAACCAGTGAGAGTACTGCCTATCAAAAGGGATGTAGTTAAACGAATGGGACTGTATCGTAGAGAACATACGACAATGGACGGCCAAGACTATGACACCATAGATGGCCGTCCATTTTCTACTGAGTTTTCCTTTACCAGATTTCTCGTACCTTTTCTAAATATGTTTGAGGGTAAAGCTCTTTTCATGGACAGTGATATGTATATGAGAACAGATGTAACAGACTTGTTTGAATTATGTGACATGAATTACTATCCTCTCTGGTGTGTCCATCATGATTATGAACCAACAGACAAGAGCAAGATGGATAATAAAGTACAGGAACCATATCGTAGAAAGAACTGGTCAAGTCTAATGATGTTCAATTGTGCTCATAATGCACATAAAGCTCTTACCATAGATGATGTTAATACTAGAACGGGCAGATGGTTACATGGTTTTGAATGGTTGCCCGACAAAGAAGCTGACATAGGAAAAATACCAGAGGAATGGAACTGGTTGGATGGACATTCAGATCCTGATCTTGAAGCTAAAAATGTTCACTTCACCACGGGTGGACCTTGGTTTGAAAACTGGAAATGCAGAGGAAAGATAGATGCAAAGTATGCAGTTGAATGGACCAATGATGCACGATGGTTACAAGCCAACGGTATAGTAGATGGTGAAGTAGATTATTTAATAAGGACGAAAGATTAATGACACAACTAAAGGTAGTAACAGCATTCAATGAGAACTCTCTTAAAGACCATGCATACCAAATGTTCCAAAGGGTGGAAAAATATTGGCATCCTGATATACATTTATCTGCCTATCATTTTGATTGTGATCCTGCTTCGTATGATATTCCAAAGGTAATTACTTGTAAAAATCTTGATGATGTAGAAGAGTTTAAAGAATATCAATCCAACATGGATGTACATGACGGTACGGAAAATGGAACAATTACATACAATTGGAAAATAGATACTCTTCTAACGGCTCCAAAGGTATTTGCCTTAACACAAGAAGCCTTCTCCATAGCAGAGGAAACAACAGAAGGTGGTTGGCTCTTGTGGATGAATACAAATATAATCCCCATAGCCAATCTAACACCTAACTTTGTTCATAAATTCTTTCCTGAAGGAGCAGACATTGTTCATTTAAGTGGAGATACTGTTGGTGCAAATGCCGAACAATATAGTAGTCCTGCTTTCATGGCATTTAATCTTGATCATCAGTCTCCCTTGGATATTCTTGGTGATCTAAGAGGTGCCTATGAGAGTGGAGAAATATTATCTTATCGTGAATGGCATGATGCATTTATCTTGGAGAGGTTATTAAATATCTACAGAGCACATGGCATGAGGGTACATTCTCTCACCCCTTCCAATACGAAGAAGGGTATTCGACATACTCCCTTGTCAGGTCATCTTATAAATTTAGAGGAAACAAATAGAGCACTAAGAGACAGTGATGGTGTCAGGATATTTCCTTTGTCGGACGAGGCAGTCCCTCCAGATATAAGACCTAATCGAACCAAGATGATGGCCGACATCATACGATTCCATAAACCAAAAT